AGTACATTTATGGGATAGTGATTGACTATGAAAATCCTTGGATTTTTAAAGGATCCCCTTTTTTATCTCAGGACATTGACGGTATGTTCGGTTTTGTCTACAGGATATCTAATAAAGAGTCAGGTAAGCAGTACATTGGACGAAAATATTTCTGGCAAAAACGAAAGCCTAGGGGAGGTAAGAGGAGAGTTACGTCTGAGAGTGATTGGAAGCGATACTATGGGTCATGTCCAGAACTCAAGGAAGATATTAAACTACTCGGAAAAGAATCTTTCTCCAGAGAGATCTTATCCTTACATCCATCCGTTGGAAAGGTCAACTACGAGGAGACCAGACAACTGTTTCTCCATGAAGTTTTAACAAAAGCCTTGACAGACGGCACACCTGCCTACTATAATTCAAACATCCTCGGTCGTTACTACAGGAAAGACTATTTTGATTTTGGAACTCCTACTGGCACTGACGCCTGCTGATTATACTCACCTTGCTAAGGTTGTAAAGGTAGAGGCAGAACCCAATACTATGGATGAATACTGTGTTGCAGTATCAGTTCTAAATAGGGTCAAGTCTCCTTCATTTCCTAACAATGTTTCTGGTGTAGTATATGCACCTGGCCAATATGAAGGTATGTGGAGAAACAAACCTTACGTAGACTATGCTTTGGTTCAAAGACTTCAAGATAGATCTAAGATGCTCTCTGCATACAACATCATTGGAGACAGAACAGACTTTAAAGGACAGAGTATGCTAAAATATCGGGTAGCAACACAAGATCCCATGTGTAGCAAGAATGGAAACTTCTATCACTACTACTGGCAGTCATGATTACTAAACCTTTTACTGGAATCCCTGCACCTAACTTCTTACCTGATGACCCATGGTTTGGAAATGCAATCTACTCAAAAAAACAACAAGAGAATATGATTGCTGAACTAGTAAAAGAAAGACTAATTATTGTGGAGGAAACTCCTTGTAAGGAAGTAGATAATATTCACGAAGTAATGTATAATTTCTCTACCCAATGGAAACTCCACATGGGTGGCGGATCAGAAAATATTTGGAACTGACTCAATAGCTCAGCGGATAGAGCAACTGCCTTCTAAGCAGTCGGTCGTAGGTTCAAATCCTACTTGAGTCGCCTTGTCGTTGTGGCGGAATTGGTAGACGCGCTGGGTTTAGGTTCCAGTGTCTTTATGACGTGGAGGTTCAAGTCCTCTCAGCGACATTTTTTACGGAGGTTAAATGCTGAACAATGTTATCGGCAAGATGCAAACAATGCAACAGAGAATTGACAAGCACTAGCAAAATACAATTTTGTGGTTGTTCAAACCAGATGTGGGTTAAGGATGATCAGGTTGGAGCTAATGATTTAAGTCTATTAGTCTTGACAAATCATAAGAAGAGTGTTAAATATAACACAATTCTATCTGATACTGATTTAAAGTATCAGGAAGAACGTCGCAAAAGACGAGTGCGTAAAATTGAATTTGAGGAACGATGAAGTATCACCTATACGACGATCAAGAGAGACATCAAGGGACATTTGAGTCAGTTGAAAAACTCAGAAACTTTTTATGTCAGGTAAAATATGACAACAATGATAGATCTTACATGGATGATACCTTTGATTACATCAAAGCAATTAAATGGCATTGGGATATTGAAGAGAGTTGACACTCTCTAAAAATTCCACTATAATTTAAAATATCAAAAAAATATTATGGCTTTATTTCCTATGGAAATTTTCTTAGACACAGCTGATTACGGAGAGATTAAAGACAGATACGAAACTGGTTTGGTTGCTGGTATTACTACCAATCCAACGCTAGTTCGTAAGTCTGGTGTTTCTTATTTTGATTTCATTACTCGTCTCTCCAAAGACTTTGACTTTGTTAGCATTTCAGCAGAAGTCAATGGAAATACTGCTAGTGAGATGATTGAAAATGCTCAACAATATATTGCAATTGGTGAAGAAGTTACAATCAAACTTCCTCTTACTAGAGAAGGTCTAATTGCTTGTAAAGATCTATCTGAGCAAGGTGTTCAAACCAATGTTACTCTTTGTTTCTCTGTTGCACAGGCAGCAATGGCAGCATTGGCAGGTGCTACATATGTCTCACCATTTGTAGGTCGTCTTAACGACAATTCATTTAGTGGTGTTGAACTTGTTAGAGCAATCGCTGGACTATATAATGTTCAGGGATGTTCAACAAGAATCCTAGCAGCATCGTTGCGTGATGTACATCACGTTTCTAGATGTTTTTCTTATGGAGCGAACGTAGCTACGCTACCCACTAAAGTATTTGATAAGATGTATAATCATGTTTTGACAGATGCAGGTCTGGCAATTTTTGAAGAAGATTTTAAAAATTTAAAAGCATGATTACAATTTACTCTAAAACAGGTTGTCCTTATTGCATCAAACTTAAAAAGGTTGTTGACCATGAGGAGTTACCACATGTAGTGTATGAACTAGACAGGGATTATACTAAGGAAGAGTTTTATGAGAAATTTGGTGAGGGTGCTACCTTCCCACAGTTAGTATTAGATGGAATTCATCTAGGTGGATGTCAAGAGTCCATCAAACATATGCAAAAGGAGAAAATTTGTTGTCAGTTATGAAAGAAATAAGTGTTGCTGATTTTGAAAAGGACTTTGATTCTTATATGGATAGAATTGAAGCGGGTGAGAAGTTCATGATCAGGCAACCAGATGGCAGAGCAGTTGTGGCTGTGCCAGCTAAAGAACTGGAACCCTTGACCGAGCATATGAGTGATGAAGAGTGGTATAATCTGTATAGCAACCATGAAGAAGCATCATGACAACACAAACCAAAACACAAATCATTCTAGAGCGTTATCCTTATCGCTACGTTGAATGTGGAGTCCTAGACAATGGGTTTCCAGACTACCGCATCCAAAAATATAACACTTGGAGCGGACGTTACAATGACATGTACCTCCTTGACAATTCTACTCAACTAGACTATGCCATTGAGGACTTTGAATACACAAAGTGGTTAGACCCCGACCCTGAGGTGGGTGCATATCGTAAATTTAATTGAGGTTACTATGAGCGTTACATCACAATTGGAAAAAGCAGAAGAGGCTATCCGTCAGGCATTGATCAACGCTCTTGCAGAGGGTGAGGATGAGTATCTGACCGAACTGTTTGTAGAACTAAATTCAGTTCGTGAACTTAGAAAGAAAGTTTCTAACACAATTCGCTTCGCAGATAATACCGATGAGTATTATAAAAAATTGGAAGATCCATTAAAGTCTGACTATAGTATTGACCTTATTGATTTTGGTCATACTAGGAAAGACTTGGATGCCATTGACAATGTTATTGATTTTCCTATTAAGTTCGGAGATGACAATCCTGGTCTAACTGATTAACCTTTAATAAATACTTCTAGCTTAGTATAATTGTCTTCAGGACTAGAAGTATGTCAAAAATTCTTGCGAACCAGATCGCTAACTATGGGGATGATGCTCCTATTGAGATCAAAGAAGGTCTCAATATCCCTGCTGGTAAACCCATTCAAGCTGCTGGTAGCGCAGGCTCTTCTGGTCAAGTACTGAGTACAACTGGCACCTCTATTGCATGGGTGGCAGTATTTGATGGCAATTATAATAGTCTTAGTAATAAACCTACCATACCTGCAGCACAAGTTCCATCAGATTGGGATGCTACCAGTGGTGCTGCTAGAATTTTAAACAAACCAATAGTTCCTGCTCAACCAAGTATTACTACAGCGTCTGCAGGAACTCCTTCTTTATCATATAACAGTGTTAATGGAGAGTTTACATACACTCCTCCAGATCTTTCTAACTACGACACTGCATTTGGTTGGGGTAATCATGCTTCTGCAGGATACCTAACATCATTAGGTGATGCTGCTGGTGTTACAGCAGCCAAAATTTCTAACTGGGATGATGCTCATAGTTGGGGTAATCATGCTATCGCTGGATACTTAACAACTTACAATGAAACTTCTACCTTACAACAGGTAGTTGACAGAGGTAATACCTCATCAAGTATTGCATATTTTACGAACAAATTATATTTTAAAAACGCATTTGATACACTGACTGAGTTACAGGCAGTTAATGCTACTACTTATCATGGTATGTTTGCTCATGCTCATGACACAGGACATGGATATTTTGCACACGCTGGTGCATGGACACAGTTAGTTGATACATCATCTTCTATTGATGAACTAGGAGACGTTGATCTTTCTTCTGCTCCTAGTGATGGCTACGTTCTTAAGTGGGAACAATCTTCTAGTTCTTGGAAAGCACAACCAGACTTAGTTGGTTCTGGTGGATCTGGTATTGTTCTTGGTGATCTTTCTGTTAGTACAGCATCTGCCTCTGGTGGTGGATCCTTAGTTTATGGTAATACAACTGGTGTATTTACATATACTCCTCCAGATCTTTCTGGTTATCTAACTACAGAAACTGATCCTGTATACAGTGCATCTCCAGCAGCAGGTATTCTTTCATCTCATATCTCTAACTGGGATACAGCATATGGTTGGGGTAATCATGCTTCTGCAGGATACTTAACTGCGGTATCTCTAAATCTTAATGGTCTTACTGACGTATCATATAACCAAGCAAACCTCAATACTGGTGATAGTATTATTTGGAATGGTACACAGTGGACAAGAACAACTCAACAATTTATAACTTCTTATACAGAAACTGATCCTGTATTCAGTGCAGCACCAGCCTCAGGTATTACATCAACAGATATAGATAACTGGAACACAGCATATGGTTGGGGTAACTACGCACCAAACGGAGCACTTAATTTAAGTGGATCCGCACCATCACTTAAGATTAACAATTCATCTGGAACTGGATATGCAATGTTTGACTATAGACTAGTCGGCAACGCATCATATCAACTTCCTGCATTACCATCAACTAGTGGAGATGTTCTCTCTTGTACAACAGGTGGTGTTATGTCATGGGTGACACCTGCTAGTGGAGGTGGTGGTGCTAATGTAACTATTAGTGATACTATTCCTGCTGGTACTCCTACTGCTGGTGACCTTTGGTGGGAGAGTGATAAGGGTCGCCTTAAAGTTTACTACACAGATACTAATAGCTCTCAATGGGTTGATGTTAATCCACCACTTAAACCATCATTATCATCTGATGCTCCTGCAACTGCTAGCTCTGCTGGTGTTGTTGGTGATATTAGATATGATTCTAGCTACGTATACATCTGTATCGCTACTGATACATGGAAGAGAGCAGCAATTGCAACATGGTAATTCTAAATACTACGGAAGGAGCATCTTAAGAAATGGCAATCAATTTTCCTGCAACGGCAGGACAACCAACTAACGGTTCATATACTTACACAGTAGCAGGTATTACTTACTCGTGGGATGGATCATCTTGGACAGCAGCAGGCGCTGGTGCTAGTGCAACTGATAGAAGTTTATTCAGTGTCACTACTAACTCTGCTGGATCAGCTGCTCTTTCATACGACAATAACACTGGTGTTTTTAGTTACACTCCTCCTGATGTCAGTGTGTTATCAGGTCCTAATATTAATGATGGTTCTGGTAGCGGACTAGATGCAGATCTTTTAGACGGACAACATGGAGCTTACTATAGAAATGCTGATAACTTAAGTGCAGGAACAGTTCCATCTGCAAGATTAACAGGATCATATTCTATTGACATTAGTGGTAACGCTGCTAGTGCTAGTAGTATTTCTACTGGTATTACTGGATTATCTGATGTAACTATTACAACACCATCTAACGGTGAAGTTCTCACATACACTGGAAGTGGTTGGGTAAACTCTGCAGTTTCTGTGACTGGACTACAACCAAGAACTACTGCACAGGTAACACAAGCTATCTCTGCTGGTGCTACTCTTAACACCAGTATTAGCACACCAAAAACTTATGTACTGCAAAAGATTGAAACCTCTCAAGCTGCATGGGTAACTCTTTATAGCAGCACAGGTGCTAGAACAAGTGATGCTGGTAGAGTTAGAACTACTGATCCTACACCTGGCTCTGGAGTTCTTGCAGAAGTTATTACAACTGGTGCAGCGACTCAGTTAATTACACCAGGCACTATTTGTTTTAATGAAAGTGCAGTCGGAACTACGTACGTCAAAATTGTAAACGATGGTTCTACAGCAAACGTAACAGTAACTCTTACATACGTCCAACTAGAGGCTTGATATGGAAGATAAAGTCTACATCGTAACGCTCCACAAACATGAAGATTTGGAGCAGTTTTACAATGAGATGAGTGATTATCATTTAGTAATGAAGCGTCCTATGAGTAGGAACACACATTACAAAATGACTGAGGAACAGGCAGAAGTATTACGTCAAGATCCTAGAGTGTGGGATGTGCAACTACCACCATCAGAACGTGGTATGAAAATGTTTAGAGATGTTCTTAACTACACTCCTTATAACATTAACGGAGACTTTTGGAAAAATATTTTTACTGGAACTATAGGCACTAACGACAGACAGTGGGGACATGTACATTGTGCTGGTGATACTGCACAGAGAGGTAAATCAACTTTTGGAAGAGATGGAACCAATCTCCTTACTGAAATTGTTGATGTTTTTAATGATGGTAAGCATGTTGATGTAGTCATCTGTGACGATCCAGTATCATCTGACTGTAGCGAATGGTTCAGTCCTACTACAGGTCTGTCTAGATTTGTAGAATATGATTGGTATAGTAATTTGAATTCTCTTGTTTCTACTATTGATGACGATGGTGAGACAATACCCACAGGAGCATATCCAAACTATGTTGCTAACAATGTTAACACAGAGAGCCATGGTGTACACGTTGCTGGAACAGTAGCAGGACAACATTATGGATGGGCAAGAGAGGCAAACATTTATAGTATG